GGTGTACTACCGCTGAAACGGATACACATTTTAAAAGATATAATGAAGACGGTAAATTATTTTACATAATAGATAAAACCCTCCCAACCAATGATCCTTTTTATAAGGTAGCACTTCTTAAAAAGTTCGATGGGGATAAAACCTATTATGATAGTAAAAATGAAACCATTAAAAATGGGTGGATATTAAATACAAATAAATTAAATGAAATTTTAACATCAATTGACGAGTATCTTAATGCTGAATATGCCCAACAAATAAAAATATTCTCAGACAAAGAAGCCGCTAAAAAAGAAAGAGAAAGACTTGATAGATTGAGAATACAAAGAGTTCTTCAAGATAGAAGAGAAGAAGCGCAAGAAAGAAGATTGGAAGGTGAGTGGGAGTTAGGTCCTGACTGCCCTGACGTAGGTTTGAGGGCACATGCATTACTCAATTCGTTAGCTTCAAATGACGATGTTGAGATTATCACCAATGAAGATCGTGGTGAAATTGCCAGAATTGAAAATGAAATTCAAAGACTACAGACAGAATATGATAATGATGAAAATGTTAGACAAGATCTATTGGATGAGATAAGTGAATTGGAAGATACTTTGGAAGAACTAAAGACAAAAATTGATGTTTATAATATTGTCCCAACTGATGATTATTATGATACAACTGTTTTTGAAGTAATTGACGAACCAAATCTTGAAAATAATAGATACGCGGTGGGTGATGAAGATGAAATGCAATCAAGTGCATATGAATCTGTTGAGGAATTAATTGACGATATTGGTTATAAAGGATTCAACGAAAATTTTGCAAAATATTATATTGATGAAGCTGAGGTTATTCGTTATGCTGAGGATTTGTTTGAGGACGATGTTAGAGAAAACCCTGATTCATATATTAATGAAGATATGAGGATGTTATCGGATGACCAAGAAGATAGTATTAAACAATTGAGATTTAGAATATCTAAAGCTGAATCTATGATTAACCGATTTGAATCTGAAATGGATGGTGAGAATGATGATGATTTACAGGAAAGAATTGATGAGATGAATGAGGTAATTGAAGAAATGAATGATGAGATTACAGATATTGAATCAGACCCTGAAGGAGACTTTCCTGAAGACGAAATTGAAAATGCAATTAAAAACAGACTTTATGATATCAAACGTGATGTAACAGGGTTTATGGAAGAATATGGATTGAATTGGGAAGATTATATTAATAGGAGGGAATTTATTGATGGTGTAATTGATGAGGATGGTTATGGTGTTACTTTAAATCGTTATGATGGAAGTGTTGATGATGTGAGAGTTCAAGACCAATTGTTTTATGTTATGAGAATTGATTGATTAGTATAAAATTTCAATTATTATTCCTGTATGGCGAGAAAAAAGAAAATGTCATTTAAATTGAATCCTGAGTGGATGTTAAAAGAACCATTGGATTTTGAATACAACAAGTACACCTTGTTGGACTATATACAGAAATGCGAAAAAAGCCTTGATAGGTTTGAAATATATCCTGATTTTATTGAATTGTCATTACACTTGGCAAACATGCAATCGTTAACAAAAGAACATACCTTATTATTAACGAACAAGAAGTTCGAGTCATGTGATGATGAAATCATGTTGAAAGACTTATACCCAAAAAAACCTCGCCAACTTTCCGAAGAAGAAGAAAATGAGTTAACCAAAACAATTCAATATTCAAATAACAAATTATACGACACCTTTAATTTTGCCAAATCAATATGGAACTTAGCGTTTGATAGTGTTGAAATTTCTTTAAAAAAGAACAAAGGTTTTTTATCCTCAGGAATTGGTTATGTGTTCTATTACAGAAAAAAAGAAAACAAAGTATTTGTTTGGGAGTATCAAATAAAAAGAGACCGAAAACAACCAAATAGTAATAAAACAACTCTTAATTTAATATATGGGAATTCACCTGAAGACATAACATTATCTTCAATAATTGAAACCAATTCATCATTTGTTAAATCTAAAAATTATAAGACATTCCCTGTATTTGAAATGCAGTGTAATCAAGACTTTCCAATGGAACAGACAATAGTTCCAATAATGAAAAGAAAAGTTATAGCATACATTTTTCAAATTCTTAATATTAGTAAAATAAAAAATTTTGACTCTGAGTAATATTTTTTTTATAATTGGTTATCATGGGATTTAATAAGAGATATATAAACCACCAAAATACCTTAATTGCTCTTCAATCCAACAGATTAAAGGAGTATTATGGAAAAACTGATGCATTTATTTTCCAAGATTATGAAAGCGAAAAGATTTATGACTTATTTGTTGAAGGTAAAACAGAGAAAGAAATATTAAAAATTATTCAAAAATAATATGGAACAAAAAATTATCAAAAACTTATTGGGTAAACTCAGGCAACCCATACATATCGATTACATATCGAAATACATCCTTAATCAATCAATGGATGATACCATAAATTTAATTAATAAGTTGGTTGAAGAAAATATTATAGAAGAATCAAAATACGCGAAGAATTATTATGTGGTTAAAAGTATATAAAAAATAATATGGAAGAAAAAGAAATGGTTAATCACCCAAGTCATTATGGGGGAGAAAGTAACCCATATGAGGTAATTAAAGTTATTGAGGTTTGGAACCTTGACTTTCACCTTGGTAATACTGTAAAGTATATTTCAAGAGCGGGAAAGAAAGGTACAGATAAAGAACTTCAAGATCTAAAAAAAGCATTATGGTACCTTGAAAGAAAAATACAAAATTTAGAAAAAAATAAAATATGAGAGAATTAGAAAATATTATTAACACCATAATCAATGGGGATTCCGTACAAGTTATGAAAGAAATTCCCGAATCGACAATTGATTTGATAGTTACAAGCCCAAAATATAATGTGGGTATTGATTATGATAGTTGTGATGATAGGATGCCAATGTCTGATTATTGGGAATGGACAAAAGAATGGTTAACTGAATCTTTCCGACTTTTAAAGGATGATGGTAGGGTTGCTATAAACATTCCCTACGAAGTTAATGTTCAAGATAGAGGAGGTAGGGTTTTATTTATGGCTGAGTTTTGGTCAGTGATGAAATCTGTCGGGTTCCAATTCTATGGGTTAGTTGACCTTGATGAGAACTCACCACACAGAAGTAAGACTACAGCTTGGGGTTCATGGATGTCACCAAGTAGCCCATACATTTATAACCCAAAAGAATGTGTAATATTAGCCTATAAGAAAGACCGTATTAAAAAAGTTAAAGGTGAACCACAATGGAAAGCTGAAATGGTTGATATGGAACAAGAAGATGGTACTGTAAAAACTAAAGCGGTTTATCAAGAAGAAGACAAGAAAGAATTTATGTCTTTGGTTTATGGTCAGTGGGAATATTTTGCGGACACAAAACAACAAACCAAAGCCACATTTTCAATGGATGTTCCAATAAAGGCCATTAAGATTCTTACTTATAAAAATGATATTGTTCTCGACCCATTCGCTGGCAGCGGAACTAGTTTGGTTGCTGCGGAAACCTTGGGTCGTAGATGGATTGGAATCGAACTGAGTGAAAACTATACCAAAGTTGGACAAGAAAGGGTACAACATTTTATTGATTTAAATAAACAAACTAAAATAGAGTTTAAGTAAAAGGGTTTAACGACCCTTTTTTTTGTTTTATGGATATTTATAATTAAAACAAAAAAATGAGTCAAATTATAATAACTGAAAAACAATTGGGACTTATCACCAATAAAGTTTTAAGTGAACAAAAATCCAAAAAAGGAACCATTAATGAATCTTTATTTAGTTTTGAAAATATTTTAATGGCTGCAGGGTTTGTTCCTGTTGTTGGAGAAATTGCTGATATTGCTTTAATATGTTACTACCTCTATAAAGGTGAAAAATTATACGCAGCGTTAATGTTAATAGCGTTAATCCCAACCGTTGGTGATTTTATTGCTAAACCGATTATTAAATTATTCAAAGGGAGTGGAGGAGGAGCTGCGGCCATGAAAGCAGGAGGTAAAACATTAACAGAATATTTGGCAAAAAACCCTCAAATAGCTAAAAAGTTTAGTAGTTTAGGTAAATACGTTAAAGAACCTGCAGTTCAAAATACAGTTAAAGGAATTGAAAAAGTTAGTCCGGGGTTAGCGTCAAAATTAAGAAGTGGTTTAGATATGATTACTGGTAATAAAGCTTTAAGTGGAATTAAGGCAGGTGGTAAAGAGGTTATCGCAGGCGGAAGTTTCAAAACAGGATTAAAAGATTATTTCCAAGGACAAAGATTATCTAAGTATTTTGAAAAACGTGGTGTTCTACCTGAAACAGGCATTAAAAGATGGTGGTTGAATGTTGGAGCAAGACAAGATAGAAGAAATGCTTTTAGACAATTTATTGTGGCAAATAATTTATTAGCTTACTTTGGAATACCATCATTATCTACTTTTGAAAGAAAATTATCAGATGATGCCGAATTTAGAAAAAAAGTTGCAGAAGACCCAAAAACAAGTGATTATATCGCACAAAACTTTGAAAAAGGAGATATGGTGACAAAACAACAAACCCCTGAAACTACACCATCTAAAGAAGAAATTGACCAATACATTAAAAATAGGAACTCAGGTAACTCTGCAAGTTCATTGTTTAATATGGGAAGTATTAATTTAAATAATAAAGACGGATTCTCAAATATTTTTACTACAATGTTTGGGGGTTCTCCACAAGTATCATAAAACTAAGTATAATAGTAAAAATATGGCAAAGAAAATTATAAAATTAACTGAAGGTGATTTAATGAATATCGTTAAAAGAGTCATCCAAGAACAGGATGAAAATTACAAAATTAATATCGCAATCCAATGTTTCTTAAATAAAAAAGGAATTAAAGATGATGCAGGACAATCATTAAAATTAGATGGTAGTATCGGTAATTTACCTAACTCTAAAAGTGCTCAAGCAATTGCAAAATATCAATCAAGTATTGGTGTTGATAATGATGGAGTATGGGGTTACGAGACTAATACTAAGATGACACCAAAAGATAAAATGATATACAAACAGTGTATTTCTGACCACGGAGACATAATTGATAAAGGAATGCATTTACTTGGAATTGACTAATTAATGAAAGGAAGAATAACGGAATCAGGAATACGTGATATTTCAGCCTTAAGAAAAAGATATCCTAAAGCAGAAATATATTTTCACCAAGATTTAGATGGTGTAACCACTGCGATTGCAATGAAGAAATACCTTGAAGATAATGGTATTGACGTTATCAATTCACATGTTATCCAATACGGTGATAAAGAATTTGCGGTTAAAAAACTTGACGCAACTGGTGATGTTATGCCAGTATTGGTTGACTTTGCTCACGGTAAACCAATGTTCGTTATTCATACTGACCACCACGACAGACAAGCAGGTGCGGAAGGTACCAAGTCCACATCATTTAGACAATCTCGTTCAAATGTTGAAACAATATCTCAAGTAGTTTCACCAAAAGAATTATTCCCATCTTCAGATATATTATTAATCAGTACTGTTGACTCGGCAGATTATGCAAAATATGATATATCACCTGATGAAGTTGTGAATTATATTTTTAAATTAGATAAAGATAAGTCATTACAAAAAAATAAAATGTTAATGGGTCTTGTTATTAACAAGTTATTATTGGCATTTAAAAACAAAAAAGGTTTCTTAGAAGGTTTAGTACAAAATTCAGAACCATCTTTATTGTCTATATTAACAAACATTAAAGATTGGATGAAAAAAACTAATGCCGCAAACCCCAAAGAACTACAAAAGAATGCCGAGGCATATAAAGAAACTATGAAAGGTTATCCTAAAGTTGAGGATAATATTATATTTCAATATGGTGGAGGTTCTATGATTAAGCCAGGTTCTTATGATAGGTATACACCATTTAGGAACAATCCTGAAGCTGACTTTTTAATTATGGCTTGGCCAATGGGGTTAGTACAAGCATCTTGTAATCCTTTCAAAAAAGAAAGAGAACTTAAAGGTGTTAATTTAGGTGAAATCGCTCAAGAAGTTTTATCTAAATGGGAAGACCAATTAAAACAAAGAACAATTCCATTATCTACAATCAAATGGGTTAGTGAAACATCTGCAGTTCCTGAGAGTGTTGGTTTTACATTTAAAGATTTTGAAGCTTTATATGGTGATAAGTTTACAACCATGGAAGGGGGAGAAGGGGTTTTAGATCATATTAATGATATGATGGAAACTCCATTCACCGAATTAACTGAAGAGCATAGGGAAATGTTAGACAAGATTGGTATTAATGCTTGGGATTTAATTCAGGCCAACTCAGGTGGACACAAATGTATTACAAATATATCTGGATTAAATTACTTAGGTAGAAGTAAAAGACCACCACAAGGGCAATATAGATATGACTCTGAAAAAGACGATTCGCCTTCAGTTAAGTTCACAAAGATGATTGCTCACGAGTTTGAGAGAAAATTAAAAGAAAAGATTAAAGAGTCTAAGTAATAAAAAACTTTATTTTTTATTAAAAATAATTATTACACTATTTTTTTATTAATAAACTAATATTTTATTAAAGTATTAGTTTATAT